TTATAGAACTTGAACTTGGTGAAATTCATACCGAAGGAGGTCTCATGCTGAGTGATGTAGACTTGGCCAGATGCACGACCAATATCATTCAGTACCTTGATAGCCTGACTATCACCAAAGAGAACGCGCTGTTTAGCATTACTCATATCAGTAGAATAGGTAAAGGCTGGCTCCAGCAGAGTAACCAACTGAGCAAAGGTAGTAGTCGCAGCTGCTGTATTGGTATTAGCAGGAGAATACTGTTCCATTGCGTCAATCACACCTTGAGTAGCATGGATTGGCTGACTACCAGAAGTATCCATCTTAGGCTGACCCCAGATGATAGCAGACTCAATATCCACAGAGTGAAACATACTGCAATCCTTGCGGGATTCTGCGATATTAGAATAGCCTTGTTCTGCCAGAGACGCACGAGCAGTATCAGACAAGCCCCAAGCATTGCGGAAAATCTGCGTATAGTTAGGGATGTAAGTAGTAGCCAACTGACGAGCAGCAGGACGCATACTGTTCTCTGCAAATGCAGTACCAACTTGCATCAGTACGTCAGCAGCATTCAGAGCAGCGGCAGCCACACGACCAAATGCACGAGTTACTGTAATAGTAGTAGTACTATTAACAGCAGTTACCAGTACATTCTCACGAGTGCGGGGATTATGAAGAACCATCCCAACAGTCATACCAGTAGTAGAGACTACTGTCAGGAGAGTGGCTACGTCAGTATCTCCAGCAGTAGAAGTAGTTTTGATAAAAGTCATAGTCTTACTGAAATAGCCGTGAGTCGAAGATACTGCTTTCGACTTACCAGATTGACTAGACAACGCGAACATCGGAGCAGAACCATTTGGGAACAGGCGCAGCAGAGTAGATGCAAAACTCCGCATATTCAGTTCTGCTGGATTCTGCGATGTATTAAAGATACCGTTCAAGAGTGCCATTTTATATTTCCTTTATAAAGAATTACATTGTTAACCTGCTAAGTATTTACTCCAATCAACCTCTCCCTTGTCAGCATTCTGCTGTTCTTGGGATTTAACTGGGGATAGAGCTTGACTGATTTGCATCAAGTGTTCCTGTGCTGCTTTGGCAATCTCCTGCGGTGAAGAATCAGGATTAGCTTTAGCGAACATATCAGCTACTCGATTAAGTTCAGCTTTTATTACGGGGTGGGAGTAGTTTGGTGCTGTAGAGAGTTCATTAGAAGTAAGTTCCTTCCTAACGCCTGCATTTACTCTCTTGTTCTCAAAGTCTGCACGTTGCCCTAAATGGGTATCCGTGAGAGCTGTGGCGTGCTCTAGCGAAGCACTGTAGGAGTTTCTTCCTACCTGTTGAATAACACCGAGAAGGGATTTTACATCGCCAGACAATGCTTTCTCCATCAAGTCAGGCTGGATGCCCTTAGTAAAATCCATCGAGGAAGATACTTCTCCGAGAACTTTAGAATCTATCTTGAATGTAGGAGCTTGGATGTCTGAATTAGTATTTGCATTCTCGTACATTTTCTTATAAGCGTCCAATGGATTTACTGGAGCTGGCTCAGAACCGGGAATCTTACCATCAGCTCCTACCGCTGGAGAAGAATCTGACAGACCTTTCTGGACTGCTTGATTATTATTGTTATTATTCTGGTTATCATTACCTTCTTTGGGTTGCGTCTTGAATATGTCCATGATACTCATTTTATTACTCCTTAATAGGATTGGTTGGGGGGATTGACAGCAGGGTTGCTATTACAGAGAGCTTTCCTTGAACTACTGCATGAGCATTGATTAACTCAGATGCAGGAATAGCTATTGCGGAAAGTCCTAGTAATTCTTTAGTATCTTCCATTGCTAGATTACGGAGATACTTCTGTACTAAGGGATTCGAGAAGGCTTCTATAAGCAAGTCTTCTTCTGTCTTACTCAGTACTGGGGATGGGAATATGTCTGAGATACTCATTTTCTGTTAGACTCCTTGTTGTGGTTGTTGTGGTTGTTGGGCTTCTGTCATTGCTCTTTCCTTCTCTACTTCCATTGCATTCTGCTGCTGTTGGAAAGCCTGTTGCTGCTCTGGGGATGGTACATATTCTTCCATTCCTCTAACTCCCATAAGCTGCAATAAATGGGAGAACATTCCTGGAAGCATTGTTCCAAACGATTGCTGAAGGATAGGAGAGGTAGCTATCATCTGCATTGCTACAGTAATAGACTCCGTTCCTGCTAGTTTACTCTTTGGGGTATAACCATCTGCTATTCTGAATTCTAAGACTTTACTACGAAGAGCTGCAATATCTACTTTGATAGACTCCCCGGTTTTCTGAGATACTAATTCAACATCTTCCCCATATTGGAAGATATTTAGTTTGAGAATATTCTTTAGAGGCTGAAAGACTTGGAATTCTAAAGTAAGGGCAGGAAGTCTGAGTCTAGAATCTGCACCTCCCATAGTATCATTCCACTCTTGGACACTCTTATTCCCCTTCTGGAACTGTCCTTGCATAGGAGAATTAAGACCTGAGAGTTCCTTACCGAAGGATACAATCTGCATACCTGATTGCAATGCTCCTTCTGTCCCCCTAGCATCGAATGGAATCTGGTAGTAGGCATCCTTAATAGACTTACCATTCATTAAGGAGTTGGTCTTAACTGGAATTTTAGGGGCAGGAACAGGGGCATTGATATCAGAAGATTTAATCAGGTCGGAATCATATATTGCTCTATCAGATACTGCCCTTCTAGCTGAATTGAATGAGATATTAAAGAGAGTAGAAGCAGCCTGCTGGAAAGGGATATTACCTTCTGCAACAGACTGGGTTTGATATCCTAGTCCATCCTCTAGAGGTTGTCCAAAGAGAATAGGAAGATAATCATAGGCTGAGATTATCCTCTTAGCTTGGACAACTACTGAGGAGTTTACTACTGTGAACTTCCATATCTGAACAGTGTTAGGAGAAGGAGAATTGAGGGAGAATTCAGATGGAAGAATCCTAGCATAGAATGTAAAGAATTCTAGGTTATCTGTTCCTATATTAGAGGAATCTTCTTTTCCTGTAAGATAGGTATACCAGTTCAGACCAGAGATGGGCTTTCTTGCACTGATATAATTAGAGACTTGTGGATGGATTCTATAATAACTGGCACTTCCTGCCAATCCAGCTGATACTGAGGTTAAGGCTTCTCTGATATTAAAGGCTTCTCCATCATCCGCTAGACGTTGCAATTTACGCTTGGCTTTGATTCTGGAGAGGATTTCAATATAGCCTGCATAATCCCCTTCTGCTGATACATCCCCAGGGGGAACATTGCTATCCCATATTGTGTTGTATGGGTCAAGACGTTTCACTTTAGTATAGGATTTCCTATCCTTACTTACCTTTCTCTTATCTACCGCCGCCAAATCATCCATCATAGAATACTGCTCGATAGAATCCCAAGGAGTTTCAATGGCAGAGAGGTTATACTTTACACCATCACGAAAGAATAGGAGGAGTTGACGAGCATAGCCACCAATATTAGCATGGTCATCTAATAGTGTTTCAAGCTGCTCAGCAAATACTTTGTTGGCGGGGGAAGATACAACCGGGAACATAGGATAGCCAGAGAGGAATACTTCTGCTAGATAGGCTACCATGGAATCTACTTGAGATACTACTACTGGTGGGGTGGTCGAGGGCATATCAACTACACCTACTGGAGTAGTAGCTGCATCTATTCCCTGTCCGGTTACCATACCCGTTGTAGCATCCATATTAGCTTGGTAGCGGTAATATGCCTCATCTATCACTTCCATTTTAGAGTGGTAGGATGAGAATTTCTGATGCTCTGTTAGGATTCTCTGAGAGAACTCAAGAATTTTCTTCTGAGCTGCTGCATTAGGAACTAGGGCTTTTACTTCTATTGCTGTTGGCGATGCCATTATTTCTTCTCCTTCTTCTGTATTTTCTTAGTTAATGCATCTATCTCTCGAATTCTTCTGATTAGTTCCTCATCTACTCCTCCAGGCTTCATAACATTCCCTGTTAATAAAGAGGAGGCATTAAATTTAGAGGGAACAGGGAAATAAGATTCGGCATTTCCTTCCCTCTCATTCAGAATCATCGTCAGGGCATTAGTATCTCTAGCTAATTCTTCTTCTAATGGAATCTGCCATCCTTGTTTAATAGTAGAAGGAATAGAAGTCATCTCAGGGATTAGAGAGGAATCTTCCTTTTTCTTTTCTTCTTTCTTTTCTTTCTTCTGTTCTTCTTGCTGAAAGTTAAGAGCCTCCTTTAAGAAAGTAATAGGATTAGGAAGTTCTCTTAGGAAGGATTCCAATTTAGAATCAGTTGGCATTATAGAAACTCCTATTAGGATTAAGATAGGGATTAAGTTAGGGATTGTATTTAATTTCGTAGAAGGGATTCTGGACATCATTGCCCTGGCTTCGCCTTCCATATTCTTAGAATGGAGTGTTGTTACCAACTACTGAACACTCTCCTTCTATCGAACCTATCTTTCTTTTTAGATTGGTTAGAAGATGCCAGAATTCATTCCTTACGTCCTGCCCATAGGCTATACAATCTAATAGGTCATCTTTGTTATCTTTCTTACCTATCTTGTAGAGGGAAGCCTGCCATACAAAGCTTCTTCTAGCATGAGCATCCATTATATAGTAGTTCATGGCATAGAGTTCCTGAATGAAGTTTCTTATTCTAGACTCCTTACTTCTACCATGAGGGGATAATGGTACTACATGGATTCCTGTTATATTCTTTTCTTTCATGAAGTGAGATAACCAGAATTCTAGAGTCTGTTGATAGCCCACATCTTCTACTCCAATGAGAGAAGCTCCATGTTTAAGAGCCAAACTTAATGCAGTCATAATGATTCTATCGGGCATCTTCTCTTCTGTATTTATCTCTGCTATAAATCCTTTGTTATCATGTTTATAGTGGACTGCTATTACATTATCATCAGAATTGTTTCTGAATCCTGCTGGGTCGATTGTAATAAAGACCCCATCTGGGTCATCTATCTGAGAGAATGGAGAATCTGGTAGAGGATTGGGAAGGATAGATTGGGCTATAGACTGAGGGTCATTCATTATCTCAGCGAACCAGATATTAGCCATTCCTAACTGTTCATCATGCTCATAAGATTCTTTCAAGTCTTCGATGGAGAAGAGTTCCGGCCATAGGGGTTTACCATTGGAGAGGATAGCTCCTGTAACTATACTAATCCATCTATCATTCTTCTTGAATTGGTTTAGGATGCACTCTTCAGAGTACATATTCCCTACATAGACTATGGCTCTATCACCTCTTGGTGCTATAGCTTTGAAGATTGTACCCACTAATTCCTTGAGAAGAGAAGTTCTTTCTGCTGGGGATTCGTCATTCTTTCTAGTCTGTACATCATCACATAGAATGAAGTCTGGGCGGTTATTCTTTAGATTGATCCCTCGAACTCCCGCCGCCCATCCTCTAGCTACTAATACTACAGCTCTATTATGATAGGCTGCTTTCTTAGTATCTGCCGAGTCTATTGCTAAGCCTGCATTCCAATCTCCATATACAGCAGTCATATTAGGGGAAGAGAGAATATCATGTACGTCGGCGAGGAGAGATTCTGCCAAGTCTGAATTAGAACAGAGAATCAGGGCGAATGAGATTTTATCATATACTATTAGCCATGCTATAAGAATCTTAACGAAGGTAGTCTTAGCATGACCACGGGGAAGGCCGAGGGCGAAGCGGAGTAGTCTCCCTATATCCTCAACACTTCTATTAGTTAGAATCTGCCATAGAGCTACATAGAATACAGGTAAGGCAAATATACATATCTCTGGCATTGCAAGTCCAGCAAACCATTGTATATCAGTCTTACCCTTCTCATAAGCCTCAGATACTGAGACTGCTGTATCTACAGGCAGAGCAGTATCTTCCTTGAATTCATTAACTTCCTTAGGCTCTTGCATATTCTAAGAAGCCTAGTTCTGTAATTTCTTCTTCTGTTATTTCTTTCTCAAGAAGAGCAGGGCTTGCTTCTGAGCTTGTAGTACTTGGGCGAGAGTCATTTTCCCCTCCTTTGAATAATGCCTGAACAGATTTAGAGTTCATTGGAGCCAGTTCTAGTGCATCTACTGACAACACCTCCTTCTGACTGTTCATGGTTACAGAAAGGGTGGGTAATGCATATGATGGTAGTGAAATAGATACTACTGTTAATTGATTCTGAGAAGAACTGGCTGGAACTAGTCTGGATTTCATCTTCTCCTGCCGCTCTGATACTACTCTTAGTGCTGCTGTTACATCTCTTAGCTCCGAAACAGGAGCCATCTGCATCATCTGATCTATTAGAGCATGTTCTGCAACTGCATATTTAGCTGAAATAGCCTCTTCCTCTACATTCTTCTCTGTAAGAGCAGAGGTTTTCTCTGCTAATATAAGTTGATACTCTTCTGTAGAAGAGAGTTGAGAAATTCGGCCTGGAGATAATCCTACTATAGTGGAAATCTGAGCTGCTTTGAGGCCGGCGGCTGCTAGAGAGGCTATTCTGTCCAAATTCATTTCTTCCCACTCCTTTTTATGAACTAAGTTAGCTCTTTTTCTCTTAACTGTAGGGCATTATAGGGGAATAAGGCGGGGAAGTCAATAGAATGGGTTAAGTTAGGAGAGAAAAAGGGAGGAAAAATTTAGGAGATTCTTTTGTTTATGAATTAGTCTAAGTTAAAAGAATAGAATTTTGTTTAGGAAAATTTTTTTGACCCCCTTGATAGCCACACGCATCCCTAAAACTAAAAAAAAGCCTATCCCCTCCCCCTTCTTTTCTTCTGTCCATAGGCAATAAAAAACCCCCAACCAATTAAGGCTAGGGGTTCTCTACTATCTTCTCCAATTTTATGCAGTCCGAGCCGGATAGTTAGAAGCTGCCGCATCTTAGGGATGCGAATCCTTATTACTTTACTGCTTACTCGAAATCAGCATCGTCAACGCTCTCCCCGTTGCAAGCATCAACCAAGCCACTCACGATATGGCCGAACTTGGCGACTTCTGCATCAACAGCAGATTCGATGTACTCTTGCAGATAGTTGGCAAGTGCCGCTTTGCGTGTCTCATTGCTAGTAGCCAGTACCGACTTAGAACGGGACATTCCAACCAGTACATCACGGACAGCTTGTTTCTTATCCGCAGCAGCAGTGGACAAGAACAAAGCGAAGGCTTTGCAGAATTCTGCATGAAGTTTAAGGGCTTCACCGCTGCGCTCTGCCTTGGTAATCAGCTCGTCAATGGTAGAATGAACAGCGGACTGTTCTCCTGCATTACGGGCGCGTGCCAAGCAAGCCGACTGGATAGCATCCTGCGCCCATTGAGCAGCAGCAGGGGAATGCTCTACCAACTCAGCAATGGTATAGACTGGAACTTCCAGACTAACCCCCGTTGGCTTGCGGACATTCTTGCCGCCTTCGCTTACCGTTTTTGACAACTCAATTTTAACTGTTTCCATTTTCAATTACTCCTTATGAATGCAACCCCTTTCTTAAAACTGGTAGGGATTACTTAACCAGTCCCGCGATTATACTATTTTTTCGGCCGCTGTCAACTGTTTCGCAAGCCGATATAGAAATAATCCGCAAGTCTTTTTAGCATAGCAATATGCAGGGTATCTGCCACACCTCTTGAATATCTCAACTGCCTTCAAGGCCTGCTCTGCCTTTTCTGTCATAGGAATTGTAGTCATAATAGTTTACTCCTTTTAGTATTCAGTTAGAGTTAAGAGAAATTCCCAACTGAGAGAATAGAATACTCTCATTATTTTATTCTGTCAAGTCTTTTTTAACCTTTTTTATCTATCTTTTTAACTTGTAATTAGATTCTAAATTAAGGGATTGTGGATAAATTCGGGATTCCTTCTATTTACTCTTAACAGATGCACTTCCTATACTCGAAAAAATCGAGGAACTTCTGAAATCGAGAACTCTGGAACTCACTTACTTATTACGATATTTTTTTTAAACTTTTTTTAAAATCACCCCCCCCC